CAGCCCTTGGGGAAGTTGGTCGTGCCGCTTGCGTCGTACCAGGCGCAATAGGTCGATGAGGTTGACGCTTGGCCGTGCGCGAGGGCAATAATCGCACTGTCAAAGGCCATGGGAAAGAAGTCCGCATTCCAGCCTGCGCCGCGAGCACGCGCGAGCACCACCGCATCCGCCAAGATGCCAGTGCAGCCGGTCATGGTGCTCGATGGGTTGTAACTGGCGTTCGTCGTCAGTGAAATTGGATCAGCGTTGGCGATGGATTTGCAGGACGTGGTGCCGTCTTTTGAGGCCAGATACTTGTCTCGGAAATAGCCATCGACTTCTACCCCGGCGTTTTTTGAATGAGCGAGACATGGCATAGCCCGCTGCATTGGCGGCAGCTTCGTTGGCGAAGGTTTCAATGCCGACAATATCCACCGCGTTAGCGCCGTATGTTGCGTAGCGGGGGCTTGATGGATGTCCGATGCGGTAGAAGAACTTGGGACGATAGACCGAGATGCCACCATTGGTGTGTTGATAGTTGCCGTAGTTGGCGTGGGTTTTGTCCGTGGTGCCGGTCATTTCTGAAAGACCCAGCGCAGTCAGGCGTGATGAATCAACGCATACCCCAACCCCAAAGCCCTGCCCGCCCTGCGTGCCGATCAAGCCGCCAAAGTCGCGGCAGTCGTGAAGCTGACTTCGGACCAGCCCGATGCGCCCAGAGCGGTGCCACGGTGCAGGCTTGCGGTAGTAATAGGTTGTTGCTGGGGCGAGCAGGCTACCGGGCATCGTCCAGGACGTTTCGCTGCTTGTGTTCGCGTAGCTGGATGCAATCAGCGTTCCTGTGCCGTTCGGTCCAGTGCGGACTTCGTGGTCGGCGTTGAGGAAGGTGTCTGATACACCAATGGTTGAAAACGCAGATGACGTGAACGTTGGGGCTTGACCAAGGCCGGTCTGGCCATTCGTCGGGCTGGTGATCGTTGGCGCAGAAACAGAGGCCGGCTGCACGGTGATGGCGACAGAGCGCAGGGCTTCACCGGCGGTGATGCTCAGCGCGAAACTCCCGGATTGACTTCCCGCAGTGTAGGTAATCTGGTCTCCGTTGATCGTGGCCGTACCGCCGGTGGCGCTCACGCTGTACGTCGTGGCACTGTCGTAGTTGGTGATCGTCAGGATGGTGGATTGCGTGACGTAGAGGGTTAGGTTGCCGGAGAGGGTGACAGGCTGGCCCACCTTGATCTCCATATCCCCGGAACCCAAAACACTTTCACCGTTGATTGTTTTGATCGACACCCCGCTAACAAGGGTTCCCTGCTTGGAATCCAGCGCAGTCTGCAGGCCTGTCACGTCGGTGATGGCGTGGGCGTGCAGGGCGTCCGCCTTGTCCTGTAGGCTCTTTGCCGTCACCCGGGCCTCCACGTGATCGCCCACGTTGAACAGCGAAGCCGCAGCGCCTTCTACGGCACGCTGCACGGTCAGCATGTTGTCCGTGATCGCTGTGACCTTGATGACCTCATGCCCGGACTCTTCGATGCCCGACTTCCGGAACAGCGTCAGCAGTAGGTAATCCCCGTCGCCCAGTGTCGGTAAGCCGGCCACACTGGATAGGTAAAGGTAGTTGTCCGCAGCCCCAAAGGTCTGCGCGACGGTCGCACGGAAGTTATTGACGAACTTTTGCGTCATGCTTTCACCTTGAGCTTGAAGTTGGGCCAGCGGACGCCCTGGGTATTCACGGGGTCAAACGTGACGAGGTAAGCGTTATGGCTACCCACGTCTGAATCTGTAAGGGCATCGCCGATCTTGATCTCGACGATGCCGTTTTCCTTCTCGACAAAGCGGACCAGGCCATCAGAGGCGTTCTCCGCAAACAGCCTGCCGTTCGAGAGGTGCAACTCGTACCCCGTGATGGACAGCAGACTGATGGGCTCACCCGCCCGCAGGAGTTGCAAGCTGAAGGTGTTGTTATGCCCTGCGAAGATTGTCTCGATGACCATGGCCCGCTCCTATCAGTCGTTGATCTGGTAGAACAGATCATCCACGGTGACGTTGGCGCCCACACCGGTCACAGTCTTGCCCGTGCCGTAGTCGCGGGCCATGAGGATGGTGCCCGTGTTGTCCGGGGTGGTGGAAAGCACAGCCCAGCGCAGAGTGTTCCAGTTGTCGGCCGTGGTGGTCCAGGTCTGGTCCGCCAGACGAGCGCGAATACCGCCCGTGCCAGGTTCCACCGTCCAGTCGCCCGGGGCCAGGGTCTTCACGGCATAGCCGGAACCTGCCTGCTCGTGGACGGCGATGTCGCCCAGGGTGGTGGCCTCGACGATGTTGGCCTCATCCTTGTAGAGGCGCAGGTAGAGATTTACCGGCGCAGCGCCGGCAGAGAAGTAAGCGCCCAGCAGGGCCGTGCGCAGTTCAGCAGAAACAAGATTTGCCATTTTCAGGTGTCCTCATAAGGGGTGGAGATTTCAAGCACCGCAGTCGCCGATTCGATGCTCAGCGCCCAGGTGTTAAGTCCGGGGTCAATAAACCCCGTCACGATGTCGCTCCCAGTAGTGGCACTGGATGAGACGCCGTAGTTGAGTACGGCCTGCAGGCGCTGGTTGGCCCCGGCATCGTCAAAACTGGCAAAGCCACCGGTCAGAATGACCTTCGTGCGCAGCATCGAACCCACACCATCGCGTGTGGAGATGCCGTTGTGCAGGATGGCCGTTGCAAACCGCTCAGCGCCCACGGTTGCCGTGGAGATGGAACCGCCTTGCAGCCGTGCAGACGCCGTGAGGTGTCCTCCGAGAGACGTGTCACTGGTTTGCCCGTTGTGGCTCAGAACGGCCTGCAGGCGCTGGTTGGCACCCATATCCGCCGTGCTGTAAATGGCGCCGGTCAGCATGTTGATCGTGCGCAGCACGGCATGAAGTTCTGCGCTTGAGGTAAGCCCCGATTGGAGCCTGGCGTTGATGCGATGAAGACCTGATGCCCATGCGCTGCTGGACAGGCCGCCCTGGAAGCGGGGGAACGTGCGTAAGCTGGCGGTGGGCGAGCCATTCGAGGCCACGCCATAGTTCAGGTGGCTGCTGATAACGCGAAGCCCTGAGAGCGCCGCCGGTGACCAGATACCGCCTTGCAATTTTTGGGAAGACCGCAGCGGCACGCTATCCGTAACGCTTACCGCCGACACGCCGCCCATCAGGCGTGCCGAGATGCGTGCTTTGCCCCCAGCGGTTGTCCCGCTGTACAGGCCGTCATTGCTGCGCGGTGAAATTCGGATCTGGGCGGTGAAAGCCGTGTTGCTTTCCGTTCCGCCGTCCAGTTCAGGGCTGATACGTAGCGCCTTGGATCCCATGGTGCTGACCTGCATCAGGCCGCCTTGCAGCATGGGGCTGACAGACAAACCCTGGTACAAGTTGGACCATGAAACCACGCCATTTGACAGGATGGCTTGCGTTTTCAGGTAGCCATCCAGGGCCGCAGGGCTGAAGACTCCGCCATCAAAAACAAACCCAAGATCAAGATCAGCGCTGACCTGGCTGTTCGACTTGATGCCATCCGCCATGAGCACGACGCTACCCACAAGGTAGCCACCAGCATAAGCCGTGGATTCAGCGCCGCCGTACAACCCGCACGAGATCAGATGACCTCCACCCACGGTATTCGTGTCGCTGACGAGATCCGCAAACAGCATGGGGCTGGACTTCAGCTGCCCACCAAACCCGGATGCGGAATAAACCCCACCAGTCAGTCCGTCGGCGCAGCCGAGATTGCCCCCTACGCTCCCGGTTCCGGCAATACCGCGCTGTAGATTGGCGGTGTAAAACTGCTTGCCACCCACACGGCTGGTAGCTTCGACGCCACCTTGCAAGCTGTTATTGACCCGACCTGCGGCCTCGGCGCCGGTTGAGATACCTCCGGTCAAAATCACACTGGCAACCAGTGCCGCCGTTACCCACGACGACACCGAAGCCCCGCCGCTCAGCCTGGCGTTATTGCCGGATACTGCTGGCCCGTTTAGCGTGAAGCCGTTGATCTGACCGGTGTTCATCGCGTCACTTCACGATGTTGGGGTTGCCCAGCACGTTGTTCGGGTTCTGCGCTTGCTCGGCCTGCGTCTTGACCCCCAGCGAAGCCATGGCCGCCTGGTAGTACGCGGCAGCCAGCTGGGCGTTTTGGGCATATTCGGCGTCCTTGGAGTAGGCGCGGTAGAGCATCAGGTTCAGGAGTGCATTGGCGTAGATGTCATCCACCTGGATCGTGCCGCCAATGGCGCAGTTGATCGGGTTGCTGGCGTATATGACCTCAACGTAATGCGCCGTGGAAGGAGCCTTGGGATAAACGTAGAAGGTTTTTGGGTCTCGGGAGTCGAAGCAGTAATGCACGACCTTTCCGGCTGTGTTGGCTTCGCTGTGCCAGCCAGGGCGCTGCGCGTCCAGCACCTCGCGGGATGTGATGCGTATCGCATCGCCATCTTGGGTACCCGAGGCGCCCATGTTGCGCGTCACGTCGATCAGCATGATCCCGTCTGCTGGGAGTGACTGCTTGGTGCGTCCGGCCGTCAGTTGCGTGGAGACGTTCTTCACGCTGGCGTGCGGCTTCAGGAGCACCACTTCGCGCTGGGCATCGTTCAGCCAGTTCAGCCACTCGTCCTGCGTCCAGCGCACATACGTCGCGTCCTGAGCCACCATGGCTGCGCGACTGATCAAATTGCTTACGGTAAGGGTTGCCATGGGGTTTCCTTTTAGGGGCAGATCTGCGCAAGCAGGGTTCGCTTGCCACCGCCGAGGGTTGATTCAGCCTTTGCTCTGCCGATTTCTTGCACGAAGACGCCATGCCAGGCTGCAGCCGCGCCTTGGATGTACCAAGGCATGGTTTCAGTGCGCTGGAGGCGGAACAAAGCGCCTGCGACGATGCCTTCGCGCCACCGGTCCAGTTCTGCCGGAATCGAGCTTGCGGTGGGTTTGACGGTCAAAATCAGGCCGATGGATGCCAGCATCTGGCGGTTTGTTGCCGGGCTGATGCGCAATCCTGACTCGGGGTCCGGCCAGTACCATTGAGGCGTTCCTCTGTTGTCGGTGGGCGCGTCCTGTGGCTCGATGGGGGCAAGCAGGTCGTCATCAAGGCGGACATAGGCCACATCAAAAAACACGGTGTCCCGGATGGTCGGATCAATGTCGATGCTGTTCGCGCCGGCTGCAATCGAGACAGGCTCCTGCCGCTCAAGCAGCACCCGTGATTCGCGGCAGAATTCATCCGCCGCATCCACCACGGCCTGCTGTGCAAGGGGGTATGAGCACCCCGGCACATGCGGTAGGACACGCGACAGGTACTGATCCAGGGTCATACGACCTTCTTGCCCATCTGCAGGCGGATCTGGTTGCGGGCTTCTTCAACCTTGAGGTTGCTGGGCAGCACGATGCCGAAGTTGCGGTGTGCGTATTCAGTCAGCTGCGCCTTGGTCATGGCATCCAGATTGGCGAGCGGGGGTTCATCCGCCTGCTCTTCTTCCTTGACCTGCACGGCTTCGATGGCCTTGGCCTTGTCATCGCGCACGAATTCAGGATGCTGCAGCAGACGCTCCGCCGCTTCTGCGCTGACCAGCACGGCGCTATTGGGGTGCCAGACCCCGCCAGACCCGTACAGGTTGTCGCGCCATTCGGGCCGGTCGCCGATGTACTTGACTTTGATCTTGTCCATTCAGATCTCGCTTGATGAGTTTTCTGGACAATAGGCAAGACCCTGAATCAGGGGTGTCCTTGCATGCACACAATGAAAAACGGGGACCGAAGTCCCCGTCTTGCGTTACTGCGTAACGATGGCGCTTAGAGCGCGACCACAGAATCCACCGCGATCACGCCATGGTCGGTGGTTACACCGTCCATCTTGAAACGCAGCTTGGACTTGCCGCCCATGGTGTCACCAGCAACCTCGAGTGCGCGGTCGAAGTTGTATGGGTTCTCCATCCAGTTGGTGTGGTAGTCGGAGCCCTGGTTACGGCCATAGACGTTTGCCAGCGCCTGGCCACCCAGCAGCAGGCCGCGATCCACGGCATAGCTGGAGGTAATGGCTGCGGCGATGGCCTGATCGGTCTCGGTCGCCGTTGCAGCGTTGGCGGAGGTAACGATCTTGGTCGAAGCGCCCGTGCCGAAGCGAACAGCGCGGTTCATCTTCTTCACAAGGATGCCGTTCCACATGCCCACTTCACCCTTGAACAGCGGGTGCTTGGAGCCGTAGGAAGCACGGTTCCAAGCGTTCTGCTGGAAGGCGCGGATGCTGGTGGCCGAAGTGCTGGTCAGCAGCTTGCTGTACTGGCGCGGTGACAGGTACAGCACCCACATTGGTTCATCAGCAGCGGCCGGGTCATCTGCGACCTTGACGGGCTGCAGCGGGAAGGTCATTTCATCCAGCAGGGTGCGGATGTTGTCGATGTGCTCCAGCGTCAGCACGTCCGTGGTGGCCACGCTGCCAAGATTGGCGCCACCCTGGCTCAGAGCAGAGCCCTTGACCACGAAGTGGCGGTCATAGGTGGGGGCCTTCACGTCGTTGATGCAGATGGCGCCAAAGTCGGCGTCGCTCTGCAGCGGCACCACCCAGTCAGAAGTGGCTTCAGTACCGCGGGCGCCGGCCAGATGCACCAAAGAAAGCTGGTCATCGAGGCGGGCGAAGTAGCTCACCAAGTTGGCCATGGCAATGCCGCGCAGGTCGTGGCGGGTGCGCTGAGCCGTCATTTTGCCGCCCACATCCACCACCTTGGTCAGCAGGTCGATTTCCACGTCCATGCTGGAGTTGGTCAGCGCGACGCCAGTGCCTTCGGCATCAGCATCACCGACGATTGGCTTGCCGCCGATGGTTCCGAACATATCCACGCTAATCTTGTCGCCGGCCGTCTTGGAGAGGTCGGTGACGCGCACAATGGGCATATCGGGGCTGGTCTGGCCGCGCAGCTTTTCCTGGCGGCCTCGTCGCCAGGGGCTGGGCCGGTCAAGGCGCGAGAGAAGCCTGGTTGTTTTTGGGTCTGGGCAAACAGCGCCACAGACATGAGCTTCATCGCCAGCGGGGAATTGCTGGCTACAGTGGTAGCAAAGGCTCCGGAAGAGGCCATGGTGGTACTCCTATATCAGATGATCTGCGGTCATCCGAGCCGGTTCAGGAGGTTGTTGATCTGGTCCGGGGTCATGGTCGCCAAGCGGGCGCCAAGCTCCTGCGGACTGCGGGACAGAATTTCCTCAAGTTCATCGCCTCGGGGAGGCGTGCCGCCCGGCATTTCGCCAATGGTACGGGGCTGGATAGGCTCTGCCGCCTCAACAGCTTTCCTGACCTTCTCGGTCATGGTTTTGGTGTCGGCCTTGGGCTTGAAGCCTTCGGGGAAATCCGTAGGGCCATAAATCGCCTCCACGACCTGCACCACTTTTTCAAAGCGATCACGCATCGACAGGTTTTTATTCACCGGCAGATGTCGCAGCTGTTCATCCGCAGCAATTGCCGCTTGCCAGCGGTCAGGATCTGCCGATTCCCAGTAGCGCAGGTGGGGATTTGCATCCACCTCCGTCCGGACGCTGGCAGCCTGCTGTTCGACAAGCTGTTGCTGACGTTGAAGCTCGACTCGCTCAACCTGGGTGAAACGCTCCTGGAACTGGCTGACACGGGCCTCAAGCTGCTTGGTGTATTCCACCAGGGGCTTCAGGGCCGGGAAGTCGGCGAGCAGGTCTTGTGTCCCCTCTTCGCTGACGATTTCCGCCATTTCACTTTGCTCAACCTCGACGCTTTTCCCTGCAGCCACCTTGCTTTCGATGTCCTGCATTCGTTGCGTCAGGTCCTGCAGCATCCGCTCCGCTGCCACGCGTTTTTCCCGCTCGGAGGCGAGAACGGCGTAGGGGATGGTGTGCTTGCCATCCTTGCTGGCAATGGGGGCCGGAGTTTCTTCCGTTTCATTCTCCACCTCTTGCGCTGACGGGCTGGACGGAGCCTCTGTTACGTCCGATTTGTCGTTGCTGGTATCGGCGTCTGCGGTGCCATCTGCTGCTTCCAGCAGGGCCTGCAGCGCGCCCATATCCTCGGGGATTTGGTCCGGGTTTTCCAGGTAATGCTCAATATCCTTGTCCATGCGTGTTTTCCTCTATCGGTTGGGAAGCCGTAGGGCCGTGTCGCTGGCCCAGCGTTGGACAGAGATATACCGTACTCATTGGGTCAGGGGTGTCCTTGCACGCTCACTTCTCCAGGCCATACGGCGCGGCAGATGTCGCTGTCGCTGGCGTGGCCGTCAGCCGCTGCTGCCAGGCTTCCAACTTCAGCCGCGCACTCGCTGAATACGGCAAGCGCGGTGTCGGCTGTGTTGCGGACGGCATCTGCGGAAGCGTTGGACAGGTCGGCACGGAGGCCGGCAACGGTGTGGCGCAGGCCGGCAGCAGCACCAGCAGCAGCAGCGGCGTCCAGCGCCAGTTGTTTTCACGTTTGCGGGCATCTTCGACTCCTAATTGATATTTGGTTTGCCACTCATGTTCCTGGCGGCGGGCCATCTCGAACTGGCTCGCGTAGGCTTTGGCAGCCTCCAGCTTGTCCGAATCGCACTTGCCGGTTGCCAGCCCGTGCCCGACGTAGAAGCCCAGCATGGCGGATACTGCGGCGGCGATGATGTGGGTGTAGGGGCTCATTTACGCGCCTCCAGCAATCCTGTCCGGGTGCCTTGTTTGTCAATGGTGAGGAACTGGCGGCGGGGGGATGGGTTTATCCCCAGATGCACCCAGCGGCCATATTCATGAATCACTTGATCCACTTCGATGCCAGCGCGGCGGATGGCTTCGCAGACTTCGAGCGGGGTGCCGAAATCGGGGCAGGTGAAATCCACCGCTTGCCCGGTCATGTGGGCTGAGGTGCGGGAGCCGCCCACGGCTTTATTAACTTCTGGGCTGCGGAATCCGCTGCTGATCTTGATGGGGTGGTTGCCCAGCACGGAGCGAACCTTCTCCAGCGTTGCGGCCAGCGTGACGAGGAAATGTAAAGCAGTGGGGCCGGGGATGTTGTCAATTCCGGTGCTCGTACTTGTCAATTCGGCGAGCGTGAAATGGGGGGAGAGTCGCATCAGTCGTCCTTCCTGCGCCGTGGGTGATGGGAGGGGTGATGGTGCATGTGCCAGGCGGTCATGAGCGCACCCGCCACGGCGCAGAGCGCTCCCATGGCGATGATGAGTAGCTC